TGCTGGTCCGCCTAAACTTCCTGCCGCTGCTCCAGCTGCGCCACCAAAGATGGGGGCTAGTGTTGAACAGCTAGAGGTTAGCAGCAGAATGCTTATTAAAAGTTTCATTCAGCGTCTGGAGTTTCCTCGTCGTCAGAACCGGTTACATATTCTACCACATCGGTGACAGCTTCTTGCGTTGCGTCAACAGCAGTATTAACCATAGAACATGAAAGCAGGAATACACCTGCGAGAGCTCCCAGTACAAACATGAAAAGAGCTTTCCAGTTCGCTAAGATGAGAGTATTGATATTATTTAGAATTGTTTTCCACATAGTCTATTATATAGGTTTTATTTTTATAAAGTAATAGTATCTTCGTAACTATATCCGGCAATATATGCGTAGACACTTTGAGAGGTTCCACTTTTTCGAGTTTTAACGGTTACGTTTCCATCGCCGTCAACTCTAGCGGCTACGTTCCCGTTTCCTGGTGCAGCAGTGATAGTGCTGGTGTGTTCGACTCTGTTTCCCCAGTTCATTAGCCACAAAGCAAAGCCTCCAAGGGTTTCGACGCCGACCCACCCAGTACCAATATCACCAGTACCTCCATACGGTCTCATATAAACATAAAGAGTTTTAATAGTTTTTGCTCGATGTTCCGGTAGAATGGCATTCGTCACGTTATAAGTAGCGCCGTTGGAAATTCCACCTGACCTAAACAGATATGGAGTGTCGCACAGATGACTTCGCTCAACTGTTATCGTTTGTACCTCATCTCTAAGGTCTTGAATCTGGGTTTGAATAGTCGGGGAGCCGTTATCTCTATCGATTTCCTCTAAAAACTTTGTCTCAAGAGAAGTGTTAGTTATAACCGGGTTATGGTAACTAGGGTTTACGGCGGCAGCTAAAGACTGTCTTTCTTGTAGGCTTAGCTCTGCCGTACGTAGAAAAGGTCTAATATCCTTTAAGTTCTGTCTAGGTATAGGGTTACCGTTTACATGGCTTTGTGGCACGTAAACATATGCGATAGGGAGAAAGAAAGAAGCATTTTGGTTTGCTGCGGCAAGTGTGCCTAGCTCGGTCATAACCGTATCGTTTGAAAAACAAACATTAACAATATCATCAGGAGAAGGGACAGTTCCAAACGTTGGGTTAGGGACTACGGTTCCGTTCAGGTCTCTGCCGTAATCGTTAAGACCTTCTTGAGGAGTGCCTACGGTGATGTACTTCTCACCTATAACAACTTCTCTTACGTTATTGTTCTCTTGTACGATTCCAGCGCCTTGGACAACAGCTAGTTTTGGATAGCCGTCACCAATTACTTGTCCCGTACCTGTAGGGTTACCTGGAAGAAAGGGGTCATCCATTGCACCGTTTACAGTGGTGATGCCTACTAAGTCAATTCTTCCTAGGGGAGGTGTAACTCCTCCTGCACCTTCGAAGGCGGTAAAATCAAATCCATCAATGTTAATACTTCCTCCAAAGAAATTGAATACAGACGTTCGTCCTACAAACTTATCTGGGTCTATGTTAGAGGTACCAACATCGACTGCGTTGTTAACATTTACATTGTAGTCGCCAGCTGGGGTTGTGGGCGTAAACCCTATTTCTTGAATTCCTTGATTCATTCTATCGACAGTCGAGCCCGGCAGCTCACCATCTGAAGTTCGTTGTACCCTACCTATGAAATTTCCTGGTCTTACTGACACTGTGCCCGGTAAGCCTCCATTAATAAAAGGTTGAAGCTCTGTAAACCCATCTCTGCTTACCGTTGAAGTATTATCAGCGGTTAACACATCGATTTGGTCCTGGAGCCTAACATCATTATTTAATAAATCCTTTAGGGGGAGGTTATCTACTTGGTAGTAGTAAGGGTCTGCGGGCAGGTAAAACCTGATATCTTCATTAATTCTTGTCATTACATTAACCTCTCAAAATCGAATAAGTTTAAGGACCTTACTCCTTTACCGTATGATATATTTTCGGAGCCATCCCCCGCTTCTCGTCCCTCTCCTCCGGACATAGAACCTCGATGCGACCGATAAATAGATAACCCATTTACCTTGTCCTCAGCTAAATGTTTTGCATTTTGGAATACGTTAGCCGCGGTGTAATCCAACCAGTTTCTAAGATATCCTTGCCAATCCATATGGAGAGGGGGTATAGGCATCGCTGGCGCTGCGTTGGTCCATATGTAAGCATCATCACAATTGTCATTAGAGGATAGCGCTTGAACAGCACTAAAGCCGACCATTCGTGCTCCAATTTGCGCCGCGCCTGTATTAGGAACCCTCGACGGATGACCCCAGCCAAAGACTCTTAAACAGCTAGAAAGCTGATAGATTCCGCCGGGCATGTCAGAGTCGGTGTTAGTTATACTTCGGTTGTCCGCGGTGCCTAACATTCTGGTGTTCTGTGTGAAGTGAGTGTAACCTGCACCGTTAATCTGGTCTACGAAAGAGCCGCCAGCGGATACAGTACCTTCCCAACCCTGGTTATTTGACGAGTTCCCACTTAAAGTACTTACATCATACATCCCTTTAAGGTCCCCTCGTGTAGACAACATGATTCGGAAGATTCCACAGTTGGCGAATTGGTTTCCTAGAGCTCCATAAGTAGTTCTTCTACCACCTGCTCCAAAGTAATCCAAAGATACTCCATTCCACCATTTGCCGCCTGGACCATGGAAGTTTTGGGCATTGTCGCCAGCTGCATTGGTTCCTAAAGATGCGGTTTCAGGGTCTAAACCATTAATAAGCAGGTTACTTGCATGAATCCTAGATGTGTCGGCAAGGTTCCAGATATGAATTGGGCTTCCCATACAGTACGGGTTTGCGGACAATTCTGTTGAAGGGTTAGTACCATCTTCATTTCGGTAGTACATACCTAGCCTAGTAGAGCGGGTGCCGGTAAATTCGTCGCCGAATACCTCGGTGCTTCCGGGCTGAGCGTTATTTTGGAATCTGGCGTTATTGTTATTTCCTTTGCCTGCTGCTGTATAGATTGTTCCTTGGCTATCATTATTGTTAGGTGCAGTCGTTCCAACACTGTTGGTAACACCGGGTTGGTTCTGAATCCTTCCTACAGTTCTTGCGGTTCGAACAGAATTTGTGGAGCCGCCGTCTTGGTCTCCAGCTGGCATAGCGCCAGCCTCAATAGCTGCGGAGCCGGGCGAACCCTCGTTAGTGTATCCAGGTCCATCAGGAGGGTCTACATCTCCTGTATCTCCACCACCTACATCGACGATAGATTCACATCCACTTCCAGCCCAGTTGAAGAAGGCTCCAGATAAAGTTCCCGGTTGGCAGAACATTTGGAAGTTAACCAGATTTAAATCCAAGTTACTTCCACCTACCGCGCGGACGACCATTCCGCCTGTGGTTCCTACAGCGTGCCGCTCATCGGTAGCCGTGGCTTCGTTATTTAATAGGTATCGAAGGCTAGGGTTTAGGGTTGCTTCGTATGCTAATGTAGGTCCATTATCCAAAGTAAGACCACTTACAAATGCGTTCGGGTAAAACTTCGCGTACCCTCCAGAGGTAGAAAGAGCGAACTGGTTATTTTGGTCACCTAGGAAGGCGTCAGCATACCCTGTCGCCAAAACGTCTACAGAGTTTGCTGGGTCATCGCCATCAGCGTCTCCGATGACCTTTCCTCCTAATGCGTACATTCTGATATTAGACTGCTTGTTTGCGACCATACATGCTCGTGTCGAGTGTAGCTCTATTGAAGTGTGATTAGAAGATGTATCAGTACCTCCGGTAGGGTCAATAAGATTATATCCAGATACGTCTAGAATATTATCAGTGCCTACCAACGTAGGAGGATTAACAGAAAAATTAGAATTGTTCTCCGTTAGAATAGGGATACCAAATCTAGCTATCTTAGTAGGTCCTGTCATTTCCACGTTGGAGTTATCGGTACCTACGACAGCTGCCGCAAGCCAACTTCTAAATTGCATAGCTTCGCTTGTAATCGGGAAATAGTTTAAGGTTGTGGTACAACCTGATGTTCCTCTGAATGTTACGTTGGACCCATTACTTGCTACAGCTACTTTACCTTTACCTGTATCTACGGAGGAGAGACAGTAGTTTACATTAACCAGCTCGGCGTCGGAGTTATTGGTAATAACCATTCCCGGCAAATTATTTTCTCTGTAAGGAGTAGCGCCAAAATGTGTCATGGGGGTATAAAATGCAGGTACTGCTCCTATTTGGAACCCACCTGCTCCAGTAGCGACCCAGTCGGCTCCGCCCCATCTGCCATAGTAGCCAGGGATATTGTTCATTCTCAATGGGCTTATCGAAGAGGATTTGGCGGCTAAAATATTTTGATTGTTGTCGCTGCAATGGAACTGCGCTCTATTTCTAATGCGGAGGGCTGTGTTGGGCGCGTCATTACTAATAGTTGTATTAGTGTAGACTGTACTGTCATAGCTATCTAATTTTCTAAAATTAGTGCCTGTGTCGGTGATAATATCGTCTACCCCCCAACCATATGTTAGTTGGGACCCATTAAGATTTAGTCCATACCCACCATTATGGTTAAGAGTGAATTGAGGTAGCCTTATTTGAGACCGGTTAGCTTTTATGCCATCGCCTTCATTTAAATAACTATTTAATCTTCCTTGGAATTCTACATCGCTACCTTCGAGGTAGATACCGGCTTCGTTACAGTCTGGAGTGTTGATAAGTGTGGTTGCGATGTCGCCTCCAGCGCCTGAGCAATATAGTAGTGAGGTGCCGTGGGGGGTATTAACATTCATACCTAGGCTTTGTGAGCCTCCGTTAGGGACTCCGGAAACGTTAGTTGAGTATATGCCCCCTCGCATTGTACTGTTTCTAAGTTCTATCCCTCGATTACTCTTTCCAAACCAATTCAAGTACTTGCGGCTGTTAGGGTAATACGTTGTATCCCATAACAAATCGGTGTTCACGGCTAAAACGCCTGTCCCGTCTTGCTTACGATTAGCAGCAAGTTTACCAGTTTTAGTGTAGTTTCTCCAAGACATGAAGTGACCGGTTAGTCTCATACGTGAATTTTTAAAGAAATAGCCGTTCGCCGAGTTTCGGATAGAGGCTGTATTATCCAAAATAACATCGCTGCTTTCTATATTCCAACCCGTTTCCGTGGTGTGGATACATCCTGCGGTGGCGTTATCCGATAATTGATTTGAGCCGTCTGTAAGAATATTTCTAAAGATTATAGTTCCTTGGCAATCTTTAACGTTAACCCCAGAGAACCAGTTACCATAACCCACTAAAGTACTTTGACCTCGTGTTAGTTGGCTTTCTCGTTTTTGTGCCATAGCCATAATGTCACCTGTCCGCACTGAGGCGGTACCGGAGCCGTAAACAGGGTTGGCGTCACCCGTTGGGATTGTGTAGTCTACACCTGAAGTGTATGGAGGTAGGGAGAACCCTCCGTTGGTAAACCCACCTTGATAGGCGCCTAAGTCGTTCCCACTAAAAATGGATACTGTTAGGTTGTTCGCTTGCCTGTCGGTATCTGGACCTTGCATCGTAAACGTACGGGCATTGGAATTCCAGCTTGCCTGGTCTCCATACACATTACCGCCTCGTACAGAGGAGACGCCTAGCATCATAGAAGATGCTTCTAAAGAGATAGAGCTTACAAGAGTAGCTGCTTCTCCCATCGGGCTGGTAACGAAGTCCCGTACGGAAGTTGCAGAGGCGTTAATGTCCTCGAAGTATGTTTGGTTTCTAAACTCTAGTCTACCGTCTCCTTCACAGGTTATGTTAGCTACGTCTAGTTTTCCTAATGCACCGTAGGTACATAACTCTACTAGTACAGGGAACTTAAGTCGTTTTGGTATACGCTCAATAATGTCATCTATGTTATCGTAGATTCCTTTAGATTCGTCGAAGCTTCCTAATGAGGACAGGACAAAGGTTATACCTCCAGGGTTTCCTCCGGGGAAGCCAGCTTGAGCCCAGAGAGTATTTCCTCTTTCTTCTAAAACCCATAATGGAATATTATCCTGTTCCCAGTTATAGAAGGAACTAGGGTCGTACTTAGGTACGCCTTCGCTGAAATTTAGTGGGGAGATTGCGGTTCCACCTGAGCTTGTTATATCTTTGAAACTTACCATTAGAATTCTATTGTCCACCTAAACACAAGTATAAAGGCATCGGTTTTATATACGGGTTTGAAGTACCTATAGGCACATAAAAGAGAGCCTTTGGGTGATTGTATGTATGGGTTTTGACTGTATAACCCCACTTCGTTAAGAGCTTCTGCGCTTCCTGGTCCGAAAGGCGATTCTCCTACGTTCGCTGTCTGTTCATCTAAAACTATTTGCCACATGCATTTAGTATCAGTTACTCTTTTTACATAAGAAGTAGGGATTACTCCAAATGCTTTGTTGGTGGCAGCTGTTCCATTAATTATGGTGTTGTGTACTGACACGGCTAAATTGCCAGTCCCGTATTGCGCTTGTGTTAGTGCAGCAGAAAGGTCGCCCGTTGAGGATACTTGTTGTTGAGTAGAACCAGAAACACCTACCCGAAAGTACGGCATTTGAAAATTTTGCACATCAACAGTCTTTGCAGCGTCGAACATCTCAGCTAGAGTTGCGCCCATACCACTACAGATGACATTTTTGTCTTCCCAATGCAGTTCTTTGGAGCCATCTGAGAAGTGTTTCCATATCTCTAGATGTCCGTTTATATCTTTGTTTATTTCAGAAAATTTCATTTTTTATTTAAGAAAGTCTATATCCCATATTATAGTTAGCCAATCCGTATTTTGATAATCAATATGTAAGCCTGGGGCAAAAGTAACTTTTTTATTGGTTAATCTAAACACTGGGTTCCGGGAAGGGTCAGCTACATTATATAGTGCCACTCTACTTCCCTGTGAATATGATACACTGTTAGAACTTACCATCAAAGAAGTTCCCAATTTTTCATGCGTTTTCTTATAATCAAAAACGTTTAGACCAAGGGCGCCAATGCCTCCCATGTAGTAATCTATAAATTTCCAATCGTTCTTATGGACTTTAAGGATATACCGATTTACTTTGGGTTTGTGAGTCCATCCACCGTAAGGGTTGTGTACGTAGGAAGAGGTTACAAACCCTGCACTAGCGTCGTTTTCGTTGGTAGCCGCGAATGGATGTTGGTAGATATACCCATCACTATTTACAACGCCCACCGCATTCAGTGTCCCGGATATGAGACCTGATACTCCAGAGGTTCCGAAAGCTCCAGGTCCGAAGTAGAATCCTTCAGAAGGGAGGTAAGCGCCCATGGAAACTGCTTCTTCCAAAGTCTTCTCGCCAGTTATTGATGGGTCTGCTGGGCTATTATACGTACGAACGAGGTTAAGGGCATAAGACGAAGCTTCAAAGTATGGAATTCTATTTAAGAAATGACCTAGTTCACCTGGAGTTCCTGTCTTACCTTTAGACTGTAATGACTCGTCCATGGGGGTAGGGAATTCAGGGAAAAGGAATGTGTCCCCAGAAACTCGGTACTCCGTACCTAATAAGTTTGCAGCATCTTGTCGTCTAGCTTCTATGGTTTTATACATTCGGAAATCCTTTACAAGAATATCACTGTTAGAATCAGAGGAAGGGACAATCCTTAAGGACGCCACCATCTTTGTGTTAGGACCAAAGGTAGGTGCGGTAATTTGAGGGGTTGCTATTTTAGTCCAGAAAGAAGTAGTGTCGTTTGAAATGACGCTTGAGTTGTTCGGCTCAATAGTAAAAACCATCTCTCTGCGTGAGCTGCCGGGTGTCCAGTTTTTAGTGGTAAAATCATATTGGTAGACATTACCATCAGACTCGACTTCCATGGATACATACCCTTTAACATCTCCATTTTCCAAGGTTAAAAGGGTATCGTACCCAAAAGCGAACTCGTCTCCTCCCTGCAAACCATAGTCATCTAATGTGAAATTAGATAATATCCATGGGTATCGAGGAATGGAAGTATTTACAGCTGGGAATGTAAGGGTAGGTACTCCGAGTGATGAGACCTGTGATGCTACCGATGCGAACTTAGGAGTTTGGGCGGGTCGTGGTGGAGTTAGACTTGACGGGTCACTTACTTCATCTAGAGTGCTATGATATTTTATAACAACTCCATTAGTATAATTTTTATAGTGGCTGTTCCCGTAAAATTCGCTAGTAAAAATTGACGAGTCTCTTACCCACCTATCGGTTCCAGGGTTTGCAATTAGCGCAGTGTCAGTTAAAGCCACATCATTAAACGTAAACTCCCCGCCCGAAGTATTAATAATATTAAGTTGGTACTCTGTATCTTTTCCTAGCCCATATAAACACATGTTGGTTATAATGGCGGAAGGTGCGGCTACGAAGTTTCTGACCGGGTGGTTGGCATTGCTCATATTGGCATTGATATTACCTTGGTTTGGTATCGGACTCCACCGCCCGGTTTCCCATTGATAATAAAGGTCTTTCCACATGTCTACGTTCGGCTCTTCTCCCGCGCCCGCGAGACTAATATTTTTAACTAAGGTACTTCCTTCGGCAGCGGCGGGTCCGAATAAACCGGCTGTAATTTTGTAAGTTCCTCGAGAACCAGTGTTATCGGGTGTTGGGTCATCTGTCGGCTCTAAATCAACACTTTGAAAATTTATAGGGTGAGGGTATTCAAAAGAAGTATAATCGTCAGTATTCCTTTCTTTAGGTAACGGTAGAAAAAATGACCCAGAGGTAGTCGTCAAATACTCCGGTTGGTACGAGCTTCCAGCGTTAAAAACTACCCAGTCGGCAAGTTCCCAATCATAGAAGGCGCCGGGAGCGCTGCTTAAAACAAAATACGAGCCTTCGTCATGCGAATTAAAAACATCCATTGACAATGTGTAATTTCCTTTATTACCTCTGGACTCTTCAAAAGCATAGTTATTTACTCCAGTGCCGGAAGCTTCCAGCAAAATGCCCCAGTCCGTAGGTTTTGTTGTTGAGTCTTTTAATGTTTTTTGAAATTGCGGGAAGGTCCTTCTAAACGACTGTCCGTTGTTAGAGTAAGGATTGAGGTTAGATATAGGGTACGTGCTTCCACTATACACTGCTGCATCTTTCATGTATTGAGAAAGTATATTATTTTTCCCCGATTGTCTTATTTTTGCCCGAGCTTTCAAAAGAGCAAGAAATGCATTGTTGTCGGTAGACGTTGGTGCGGTTCCAAAAGAATCTCCTTTAGCACTACCTTTTAAAGAAAGTCGATAACTTTTAGTAGGTTCTAACCCTCCAAAATTCTGGACTATCTGATTTTTAAACGATGTTCTAGTATCGTTAACTGCTTCGAGATAACCCGCGCTCCAACCAAATTCCTGTGTGGTAGGACCACTAAACGATAATCCAGAGTACAGGTATCCTGATGTCATGTTAGTGTATCCTTGGGAGCTGAGACTCCATAAGGCTAACCCGCTTTGGTCGTACATGTACGTTCTCCAACCCTGTAATTCTCCAAATGAAAAATCTTTTATTGCATAATTACAAAACCCATTTGCGTCAGTACGACCAGAGGCTTTGATTGATAGGGTGTATGAGTCCCTGTTAGCGTCTGCTGGTAATACGACTGGGACCCCGACCTGTAACCAAGAATCTTTTACTGAATAAGGTATTGTTAGTGGTATGTCCTCAGCTTCAAATTTATTGGAAAGGTTCGTTACAGAGTTTTGGTTAAAACTATAGAAGAACGCGTCCGAATTTCTAAGCAAGGAAATTTGTAGGTGTCCCGAGTTGGCGGCTGTGCTTGTACCTGATACCATCGTCTCTAGGGAGAGCATGAAGGTAGTGTTGTTATCTGACTGACCGTTGGCGGCGTTTAAATTGGTCGGGACATCAGACAGTAGGCTAGGGAAGGCGTAGTCGTTTCTAACCTCGTCCCCCAAACCAAAACTTTGTGTTAGGGAAACAGCGCCACTGGAATCAATTAAATTCGTCCCGGATGTGTATAGAATTACGCCGTCCGTCATTGACGAAAAGACTGTTGCCTCTAGGTGTGAAGTGATTGCAGGTTTTATAGAACCTATGTCCCCGTTAAGTTCCTCAGTCCCCGGGTCAGCAGAATTTAAGATAGGGTTTACGACAGACCAGCCCGTCAAGTGTCTGTATCCTAGGCTATTAGAAAGACCTGGTCTTACTGCGTTGAATTCCGTCAAGTCATTTATGATTCGAAAATCATTGTTAATCATCCTACTTTGACTAGTTAAAAAATTTGGATTTTTAAGGATTTGGTGGGAAGCGTCGCATAATTCTAAACGAGCGATGTCTACGTATGGGTTTTGTTGGTCATTCTCCCATGGGGAAAACTCAGAGTCGACGAATGACTGAGCTGGGAAGACGTACTCTACATAATATTCGTTATTAAGTTCCAGAGCTTGGTCTACCTCATTTCCTTTTAGTTGGAAGCGAAACTCGTTAACATCAAAGGTACTATTTAATAAAATAGTTTCACGCGTCATAGAATCTAAATTAGTCTTAGGGACAAACTCTCTGTTGTTAAAATCGTAATATTCAAAAGTGATACCGTTGCGCCCTCTTCCAATTCTAAAATCGAAAGTTGCTTGGTAAGATTTACCGTTGGTGTATAAATAATAATTTTCTCCTAGACGCACTGGGACTTGTTGGCGTAACGTAACAGCCTGCTGCCCTTTTGTAAGTTCAAAACGTGTGACATTTGTTGGAGCTCCTTCAACCGATGTTTCTTGTCTAGACATGGCTGGGTTGCTAGGGTCCTCAGGAACTTTGTATATAACTTCCCACTTCCGCAGATTGGAGAGAGTAGGGGATTGTAATATGTTAGCGTCCACTACATTGTCGTACATCCAAGAGTTGTACCCAATGGCTGAGTAACTATCGAACATCTCAAAGTAGTCATTTGGCTTCAGGGGAAGTTGTTGGTAATTTGTTGATGAGTACTCTGTAGCACTGTACCAAAATCTACTATCCCTTTTATCGTAATACCCTTTAGCGCTGCCTAAGGTCATTGCTTGGATTTGGTAGCTGGAAACGGAGCTGACTCCGACCTCCATGTATGCCGGAGCGGCAGTTCCGCTCGGGTTAGGTTTATAGGTCATTATGTCCGCTATGGTTTTACGAACACCATCTACTGCCATATTGTCTTGTTGAAATATGACCTTTTGGCTATCACCATAATTTTGAATTACTTGTATGTTACCTTTCATTATCTACAAACCCATATACTCCATTAGTAGCGGAGTGACTACCTCCCCAATACTCCATGTATTCATTTCGAGAACCTCCATACCTTAGGTAGGTTCCAGAAGAATTTACAGAATCCCGGGAAGACTTGCTCTTATTTAAATCGTCAAAGAACTCGAAAACATCAACAAAGTCTTTTCTTCTATAATCCCTAGCATATATATTATAGTTTTTATTTACTAAACTTGTGTCTATTAAAGTTACACCATTATTTAACCCAGTCATAGTAGGTTTTCCTATTTCAATATAGTAAACAGAATTACTATCGTGGACAGGTCCAGCGGAGGCGAAATATCCATCTAAAGGTCCTGCTAAAGACTTGTAGCTTAACGGGGTTCTCCAATTGAATGTATTAAACGTTAAGTTAAATTCTTCTCCTGCCGCTTCCGTAGCACGTACATCCAACCGTTTCCATGTGTCCTGAAGATTTGCGCGGGTAGACTCGACCCACATCTTAGTAGTCCAGTTGTATGCCCACATCTTCGCGAACTTCTCCCAGCCGTTCCCAACAAATGGTTTTTGTTCGACCACTACTCTTGCGCGAAGAGTTTCGTCAACCCCACTTAATCCTTCGTTTAACGAAGCTACTCGAGCACGTATATTCAAGTCATACTCTTGGTTGGGAAATAGTTTATTCCCGTCAGCTCCGTAAAAACTTTTAGTTATTTGTGGAGGTCCTTCGTAACGGGTCTCAATATCCCGCACTCCAATACCCAGGGTGTGTGCGGCATCAAGGTTAATAGGTGTTATCCATAATTGATAGGAGTCACCTTTTTCAAAAGAATAGTCAGTCGTGAAATCTGTGGTGTATTCTTTGAAGGTTAAGGTTCCTTGGGTAGCGGAGGTTACGGGATTGAACCCGCTAACAAAAGTGAATACTGAGTTTCCGGATAATGCATTAGTAGTAGTTGCCCATGTGCTGCCTGTCCAGTGTTTTCCTTTAGTTGTATTAAAGATAGCTCCTGCTATTTGCGGGGTTCCGTCGGAGTGTACTGCCGACGCCTCAAAATTAACTCTGTACCTAGTATTCGGTTCTAGGTCTCGTAAATTTTTTGGCGTTTGACGGTTCTGTACCTGAGCAACTGTAGCAAAAGCTGGGTTGTTTTGATTTCCTAGAGGTTTAGTTCCCGCACTATCAATGTTTCCGCGCCCTTTTCCGCTCAGTACGACAATAGGAAGGGAGCTGGCTCCGGGGGTAAATTGATACGATGCGGTGCGAGCGGCTGCAATCGTAAGGGCGCCGTCATATTGCGAGATGTTAGGGCTTCTAAATTGGTCGACCATTTGCCAACCTGCAACAGCGGATAAAGAAGGGTTGGTGGCTGCTCCATCTAAAGACGGGTACTTTAATTTCCCGTTATATGAATAATTAATATTACCGTTCAACGGGAATCTTACCCTCATTCCCCCCATTACATTACCTGTGTTAGTTCGTTGTATTAAAGTAAGACCGTTAGCTTTAGTATTGTCTACATTATAATGTGTATTCTCAGGTGCGTTCCATACCGCCAAAGCGTTTACAGCTTGAGATACCAGTTCAATTCCGGACAGTAGTGAGCCGTTAGAATACACTATATCATTAGGAAGTTCGAAGGTGTCAATTGGATGGTTATAAGTATTATACCCCCCGGCTTGAAGAATTCCTTCGCTTAGGTCTTTACCTCGTCCGTCTGAGGTAAAGAGGTGGAAATCCCCTACAATTGCTTGGGTGGCGGCGACGGCACTCCAATCCTTATGAAACTCCGTTATTGTCCCAGTTCTTTGGTTTATCGCTATCGATGATAGGTTTGAAGTAATACTTCCTTTTATAGAAAACATATTATTAAATAACCCTGGACCAAATACATGAGAGAGAATGTTAAATCCTCCTGCGTAAGGTTGGCGTTGTTGGAGGGTATCTCCCGGGACTAGGTTTGTAAGTTGTCGGTTAAAATGGGTGTTATACTCTTGGTATAGTTTTAATATATTTTTACCAAATTTAAAGTTTTGAAATCCTTTATTGCTAAAGTCCAGCCAACGAGTATCCGTTTCGCTTCTTACTACAAAAATTTGGGTAAGGGCTCTTAAAATTTGAGAACCAAAAACATCTCTCATCTGGTTCCAGCTTGACGCATTCGTCTCGTAATCGGACACAGCCCTTATAGGAAAATTGGATGAGCCTGCGAATTCAAAGAACGGTGTTGCCGAAGTGTTGTACTGAGAGTATACCCCAGAAAGGCTTCCGCTTGTATTCACATATTGTTGGGAAGAAAAATTAAATCCTTTAGGGACAAATCCCGGTATCTGTAAACTTCGTTGGGTATTGGTTCCTGATAAAAAGTAATCGGTAGGGTTGGGTTGGTTTAACCCTTCTCTGTTCTGAGCCCACCCTGTGAATTTGTATTTTAAATTCCTGCGTCTTCCTGCTGTACGCGGGATAGTAGTGATTGATTTTAATGCACTTGGTCCTGTAACAGTACCACCACTCCAAAAATAACCATCTGTTAAGAGGGTTGCGGAAGGTATCCAGCGCGCCTGTTTAGGATTATACACACTCGGAGCAATACCCACACTAGAGAAATAGCCGGTCTCCGCACCTTGAGTGCCAGGAAATCCATCGTACGCATAGGAACTATTGAACTGGTCAGCATCAGACTGTATGGTGTTGATGATTTGTAGGTCGTTGACGCCGGACCAAGAGCTTGTTGGGTCGTCGTCTCCGGGAGCGTTACGTCTTCCTCCGTAGTTGTCGGTAATCCCTGAGCCCGTATAAATTTTATTAATTGTATGGAACGGAGCGAACTGCCTGAAAATATCTATTATCGTAGGGATTCCTTTTCTTCCCAGAGTTGTTTTAGAAATATCTAAGAAATCGTCTTGAGTGAAATCAATTGAAGATAAATGAAATTTAGAGTGAACTTCAGACGATTTACCATTCCAATAATCGAACACAGACATCCCATCTATGTTACCTTCCCGAATTATTGTTTCATAATTATAAGGAAGATTGAGAGATGAACTCATAAATCGAAACGAGTTATTATCTCCAAAGCCTGGTTCTAAAAATCCATCTTGGTCTTTTATGCCTATAGAGCTCACGATGTACTCCGCTACTGCGTGGCAACTCGAAGTCGCAATCCCTAGCCCTAACTGCTGAATAGGTCTCTCCATTAATGCGGACATACTCCTTACCAAAGGTTCGGTTATTGTGCAGTTTTGGTAGAACCTCTGTTCTTCCCAAGGCGGTATCTGGAAATTATACCCTCTGTAAAAATAGGAGCCTTCCAGATGGTTAGCACTTACTTGAGAGCTTATGTACGCAGTTGAGCTAACAGGTTCATTTGCTATTACTAAATAAGGGTTCGTTACATTAAGATAAGTTAAAATAAAATCAACTAAGTACCTCGCATTGTTATCAGGGTTAACAGGGTCGTAAGGTTTTGTATTTATCCCTATACCTGATGAGCTAAATCTAGTCTTCCAGGCATTAGCTACCCTTAAGTATTCTCTAGGGTCAGTAGCTATATTTGTTTCGGTTTTAATCGTGTAGTAAATAAGGTTGGGAAAATAAGATTCCCATAACTCTTGAAGACCGCTAGTTTCTGCATTTACATTATACACAGAAGAAGGTATTACCATATTAACAGCATTTGCTAATGCTTGTCTAGTCCCTTTAGCTTTATACAGATAGATGGCTTGTTTTAACTGGTCTCTCCAGAGCGCCGGGTCGGTTGTGAAGAATGTCCACCCCAGGTATCTTCCTAGGTACTGTAAAAACTCCTCAGGACATTCTTCAATATCGAGGAGAAACTGTACATCCCTAACTGTATTCTTTATATCATAAAATCCGTAGGCTAAGGCTTTAAGCATTTTGCCCATTGGACCTGCGTTCTCCATTCTAGAAACGTTTAAGCCTAAAAGTGATGCGTTAACAATATCTCTAAAGTAAAGAGAGTTTGGGTCATCCTCGTTTACCCACACCTTAACCATTGTATCTAAAGAGCTTACAAGTTGTCCTCCAGAAGCCCAGTAATTATCGGACTGGGTAGATGACGGTGAGTTGAAAGGGGGGCTAATATAATTAGCTCCTACTGTGTCCCAACTAGTACCACCCCCTTGTACGTTCAAGGCGAGCCACTTAACTAAGTCGGAGACCCCTGATTCGGTCGTGTACTTTTTACCGTAAAATAAATCCTCGTTCAACGAGCTTACCAATACAGAGCTAGGCGCTATAGAAGTTGCGTCCTCGATTAACCCGTTTGTGTTTAGTAAATATAACCAACCTAACTCCTCAATAAGCTTCTCTTGTACTAACCCTATTGAGCTTGCCGTATTATCTACGATAGCCGAGTAATCGGTCGCGAAGGAGGTGGTTACTTCATTTAAATGCGTTGCGGGTAATGCGGTTGCAACTACGAAGGAGCTAAAGTCTGATACATTTTCAAAGCTTCCGAATGTCTTACCTAAAGGGCGCAAGATGTGGTTCTCGAAGCGTTGCGGTGATACATCCGTTAATTTATTAAACGGTACGAAGTACGGGATTAGGGAGTGGTTGCTACTAAAAGATGAAGCTTGCGTTGCCTCTGGAGTTGCGATAACTGAAGAGAGGTTGCTTGCAAGGCTGAGTAGTCGGGCTAGTACATTGTACTGTAGGTCTTCTTCTTCTCCAAAGAGAGCGTACTCTGTATCTTCGTAAAACTCGGGGACAATACGTTGTAACACTTCAATGTAATTAGACTTGAAGTGTTGTTGGTTTGGACCTACATCAGTATTTCGAGTAGGTCGGTATCCAGCGTTTTTACGGTTGGGGTTAATTGGCATTATACGAACTCTATGGTAAACTCAAAGTTGTTTATCTGTGCAATCTCATTGAAGTTTAGAAATACATCAGCAGGAAGATTATCAACATTAAAAAATCTAATTTCAGGTACTTCCAACATAAAGTTGGTTATATCTGCAATGGATATCTTTTGTCCGAATGCTACATTATCGATATTAAAATATTCTACTAATCGATTTGCTGCTTTAGCTTTTATATTGTCAGAAAATGCTCGTTGTGATTTATCAATAAATAAAGTAGCCACAATATCTAGCGTACGCACAACTCCATCCGATATTACAATCTCATCCGTAAGCATTTTATAACTTTTAAAATAATCTAACATTTCTTTTTTGAAAGCTATGGAAGCTCTTTCTAATTGGTTGTTAGATGCTTTGGCTAAAATAAATAAATCAATAGTGTTTGCCGCAGCTCCATTTTTACGTAAAGAAGCCATTGCTTTTGCGGTAACTCCTGTATTACCAACAAACGAGTTGGCTAATGCGTTATAATCCTCTCCTGTAACGGCTCGGTACTGAGTTCTGAAGAAGTAGGGGGCGTAGCGTTTGGCATGTTCAACAGTTTCTGCTGCGTGTCCTCCTGTGCCTTTGGTAATGTTAGTAAGAACTCCTTGGACTGATTGGGTACCTACTCTCACCGCGATATTTTGGTTAACATTGCCTCTTACTATATCACCATTAACTCCCCCACCTTGGCGGTAAGTTACGATGTAAGTTGCTCCAGGCGTAGGGAGGCGCCCTCTGACACCGTCTCCAAACTCTAGCACTGCTCCGAAGCCGTCAATGTACTGCTTTTGAAATACGGGTTGACCTCCTCCAGATGCAACGAATAGGTTAGATATTTCATTGTACTCTGTTCCATCGTTTTCAGTAGATGATACACCTATACTCCCTTCAATAATAGGTCCTTCTGTAATGGTTATAGTTTGTCGGATGTCGGCGGTATTAAACTTACCAGACTGAGATTGCAAAGCGCCTTCTAAAAGAAGTAAAGACGTATTAACATTATTCGTAAAATCAGCATTTGTTACTGATAAGTCCTGGGTAAATAGGTCTAAGGTTCCGTTGGCTTTTTGTTGGCAAATTGTGTAGGTTAATGGGGTACCACTTCTCTGATTAGTGATGTTAATTCTACGTTGAGCTTCACTTATTATAATGTCGTCTCCACCTAACGTAACATTAGCAGGTATTGTGAGCGATGCGCTTGCGCGCGAGGCTGTTGGTCCTTTCATTGACACGCCAATCAATTGAAGTAATCTTTTTAGATTATTTTCATCCTTGACTGTATCAATGTACATTTCGTTAGCTGTCATATCAGCTCTAAGGGTTACAACTGACGCCATATAAGCGAACATCTCCACCAGCATTTGACCTAAATCAGATGAAGCAAAGTTATTGTAATCTAAAGGGTATACAGCTTTTAGGTAGTTTTGAAGCGCGACGCGATAATCATCAAACCCTTTCAGGTTATAATCAATAAGATTTGATTTTCTGTCATCTGGTACTTGCCCTAATTTTAAGAAATCAGATTCAATGGAGCCATCAAAGCCAGATACATTGTATAGACCTTGGAAAAATTTATTGTAGTCGGTTTGGTTTGCCATTATACTAGAAGCTCCACAAATTCAGTGTTAAGTAAGTCATCTTTTGAGCTTAAAGATAACTTGATAGTTAGTCTATTTTCTTCCCAGTTAGGGGTTATAGTTAAATTTTTGATAATTACACGAGGTTCGTATTTAGCTATAGTGGAGGATATTTGGGATTTTAAAGTGTCTACAAGACGTGAGTCCAGCGGTTCGAAAACGGCTTGCCGTACATCGGTTCCAAAATCAGGTCTCATTACACGGGCTCCCCTTCTAGTCATTATTAGCTGTATAACGCAGTCGCGCAAGGAACCAAGATTTTCATTGGAGGTTAAGAACCCTCCTACCCCATCAGTTCTCATAGGGAATGCTAGTCCTAGAATTCTATTTTTCCCAGGAACGCTTACGTATTCTAAATCGAAATTACCCATAATTATAATAATATATTTTTAAAGAAGCCTTTTTGTGACTCAAAATTGTCTTCAACCTCTTTAGTAGATAGAGGTTTTGTGTAAATCTTAAAACTTCCTACATAACCATTTAAACCACTTCTAGGTATTTGGAAGCGAGTGCCTGCTGAACCGCCTGAGCCATTGGCTAGGGGAGGTGTGTGCTGACCTACAATCATATCTCCGAAACTACCAACCGTATCCGTGGCGACGGGTTCTCCCATAGTGGTTCCTTGGTAGGTGTTATTGGTATTGCTTCCCATGAATCCCATAGGTCTGTAAGCTGTACCTGCGATACTCGGTAAATTGTCCGTATACCCTCCCCCAATTATCCACGGGGTAAAGACCGGGAAGGCTACTCGCTCCGGAGTGACGTACTCATCATAAATATTATTTCCTAGAAACGACTCTCGCATAGGATTATTATAAACAATGTTCTGGGTTGTGTCGTTCAAATCTATCCGGACAGCTGTTGGAACCTGTAAAAAGACGGGGTCGATACCTAGAACATCAGTTACTGATGAGGTGGTTAAGAGCTTCCCGTCTACCATTATCCGAGTTTCATCTTTAAGGTAATCAAAAGAAACATTAAAATGCGTGAACGCGCCGCTTACATCTCCGACTCCTACACCTGCAGAGGTTCTAACTGCACTTGTAACATATAACCCTACTTGAGTGGTGTCTCCAGAGGCTGGTGCCAGAGATTTACCGTCCCACGTTTCTGCAATACAGACGCTATGCCCCCATGAGGTCGAAGGGTTTTCAGTGTAATATTGGTTTTGAGATACAGTAGGGCTTATAATAAACTCTAAACCACTTGGTGACGTGTGTTTAGTTGCTCCGTTTCCATCTGGAGCCCCTCTATCTCGCCAGCCCATCATAAAACCAGTCGTTCGATTTGTAGTAGGAGGGTTTCCTAGGGTAGGCGGTCCTGAATTTTTACTTATGATTCCTGCATTTACATAATCATTTACTACGGGTCCACTATTTTCGTTAGACAGAATAAGTTTGTATCTGTGAAAGGTACTCATATCACTTATCAATGTTGGCGCGTATGTCCAGAAATCGAAACTTACCCCACTGTTAGTATAAAAAAGATTGTCTAGTGATTTACTTCCGTTGTATGGAGTTGAGAAATCTTCGTAACCTTTTGTGATGTTGGGGAGTCTCACGTAGGACCCCTTAACATCAGCCCAGTTCGTGCCGTACTTTGCCTCTTCGTCGAATATCGTTCCTGCTAGGTATGCGGTACCTACCCCTGAAGGAAACACGAAGGATTGGTTGTATCCAACGAGTTTAGCGTCCAAACGGGGGGAACCTTCAGCCGCGTTGTTTAATCCGTATAGAGTTCCTGAAGGTTGGGTAAGCGCTTGAGGGTCTAAGAAATTGTAACATCCAAGAAGTTCGTCAGACACAATGTCATCGGTAAGAGATTTATAAGAAGGGGTGATAGAGCTTATACTTCCAGATGATTCTCGGTGGACCCAGTCGCCATACCCTATCATATCAACAGCAAGCGCGTCTGTGAAGTTTTCTGGTGAATCTGGTGCGACTACATACTGCGCTTGGTACGGAGCTATAATGGTGTCTAAGTCTTCGGAGAAGAGGGTTAGTTTTCTCTGAACACCGAGAGGTACATCCTCACTTCTTAAATAAGAAAAGTTATTAATTGGTATTCTAGGAATTTCTTTCCAGTTTCCTTGAATAGCTATAATATTATTTGAATTAGGAATGTCGTCTATACTGTTGGTCGTGGTATTCCACGCAACGACTGCGCCGCCTTCTCCTTTAAGGAAAGAAATACTCTTCATGTTGTCTGTTTGGTCGTCGTACTTAAGCTTGTACTCAAACAGTTTTCCTGTAGGTGCTACATATTCAAAAAATATACCTTCACCTAAAGGGTGGCTTCTGTCTGTCACCATAAAAGAGTTACGACCATAAATCGCAGCTATCTCTAACTGTCTCTTTCTTTTACGTATTTTAGTGTCGTAAGTAGCTACGACTGTTCCTAGTTGGGAGTAATATGACCTTACGACTGCATCGGTTTCGCTATACCCTGCCGTCTTAATTTCAGAGATGTACCCAGAGACTTGCGTGAGTTGCGCCTGGCGGTCATCAGCAAATTGTTGTAACACGTCATCGTACGTATAAAAATCTAGTACCCTTTGACTGTTTTCCCCTAAGTCGGTTTCTAAGGAAAATATAGTACCAACTTGTTCATACCCATCCTCTTCTCTAAACTGCTCACCTCTACCACCTTTATTGGAATCGTAATCCAGAGTCCACATAGTCGAAGACACGGGGTTAGGTACAATATTAGGTACTGGACTACTGCGCGAGTCGTAATACAAGCCGTCTTGCGATAGGACAAACTTATTTCCTGCGGAGATTGGAGGTCCGTACTCTAAATCAAAAACAGGGGAGAGAACATCTAGCCCTGATAGCTGAGCGTTCAGAGATTCTAAAAATACTTCGTTTTGCGCAAAAGGCGCTATGATAGTATTTTCAACGAACTCTGCTAAATTCTCCTTGGAAGAGGCAACCATTTTTGCTAAAGCAGGAGGAATTGTATCTAAATCCAATTCCTTTAAATTAAGTTGTGGTTCAGGGAGGTCGCCATCAGCTCTACGCTTAAGTATATCTGATATAAGGCTTTGGCTTACATCTATTTGGTTGATGTCCGCTTGCAAACTGGTAGCCTTTTGGTTTAACAGAGCTATTGCTGATTCTAGTCTAGGAGATTTCTTGGAGGGGGAACTCTCTTCGAAGAACGATGTTATTTCCGCGTTCATTTCGGATACATCTTGATTCGTTATATTTGGGTCCGTCGTACCTGGGACGAATACAGGAATATCTTGAGGGTTGGTAAGTCCACTATTAAGGACATTAGCTCCGTTAGTCCACGCTAAAGCGGGGGATGACATCCCTTGCTGTACTGCGGTCGCACTATCTTCTCCCCCTTGGTTTACTGTAAGTCTTCCAGACGTAGGGGTTTTAATAACTGCGGTTCCTTGTAGCTTAGAAACCTTGGCGGTAGCGGATTGCTGCTCGCTAAGTTTTTTATTTTTTTCTACCATCAAGGAATTACTTAACCCGGTCAATGCATTCGAAGGCATTAACTTTAACGATTTTTCTGTAAATATAGTCATTGTGTGTTATTATTTAGGTACAGTCCCATCAAACCAAAAAGCGGGTGCTTGTCGGTAATAATACTGATTATTGGTCGCTCCCCCAAGGGCTGAGCCTTCGAGATATATCCGAGTAAAAAGTCGTTGCCCTTTTTGAAGAAGAACAGTATCTTTAAGCAACTCTTGGAAATCTAATACAGCTCCTGTGTTGCCAGCAGTGTATGACATGTATTTACGTAATGTATAGAGCGCAGGAGGGTTATCTTCTGTACTAACCATGATGTCGTACATATAGTTTGAGGCGCTTGCGCCGGTGTCTGTAAACCCGCCGAAAGGGTAACCACTTCTAAAAGAAAGGCTGTCTAGATGAAAACTGTTGTCAGGTGTAAGGTCCGTAAAAGGGTCTTCTTGGAGTAGTGGGCTGTTGTCGTACAAATCTATAATAGGAAAGTCTATGTACCCTGTAGCCCGCTGCTCAGTAGTGAACTCTGGTGGTTTTGCAGCGCCGGCGGAACCGAAAGTATCGTTGGTGGTTACTCTTCCATAGTACCGCTCATTAGGGTCGTAATCTTCATAGGCTATTCTGACGGTAACGACGCTTTCGTCCTGGTAGAAGGATGTGAAGGTTGCTGCTTGCCCACCAAGTCTCTCTATTGAGTGTAAGCGTACGAAAAGAGATTCATACGGGTGGATAATAAAGGGGTCGGTGTATATCCTATCATTGGGGATTCCTTGGGAGGTCCCTGAGAATGCGTTTAATTCCCACTCCGCGTTTGTATTAGCGGAAAAAACAATGTTTGAGGTTGTAGCTTCATTGTTGTTCGAAGTTTTCCATCCCTGTCCTAAAGTAGTTATGAAAGGGATAACTTCAACATTATAAATACAGTGGGATTGGTTAGCTAAGAAGTCAGCGTCCCACTCGGGAAGAAGTTCTATACGATGAACTTTTATCGCAGGTCTAGGAGAGTTATCTGGTTGCTCTTCCGAACCACGGTATATCTCAACTGCATTGTCCGTAATCTGGAAGGATTGGTTGGCACCCATGCTGTACGGAGGTCGCTGGTTAACGGAGCCGTCCCAAGATAAATCGGTGCCTTTTAAAGTCTTTGTGATATATTTCATTAAAATGGAGGGCTTGTTGGGGCGCCTTTATTACCAATATGCTTATGATTTACAAGGCTCTTTGTTGCGACTACTACGTCGCCGGAGTTACCGTTTATGGTAATTTTATTAGCACTAATATCAATTCCTGATTCAGAGATTGTAATCGTAGACCCTCCAACCGCTAAAGTTATCGAGGTATCTGCGTCAATCCGAACCTTCCCTTGCATAGCGTCCAGCCGAATGTCACCTGTGCCTGCGTTTGTTAAGTCGATATGTTCTTTGGACTTGTCACTTACGGTCAAAGAAACAAAACCTTCCTTAGAGATAAGGTCAATATCTTGCTTAGCCTCAGCGATAATGGAGTTATCTCCTATGGTCTTCCCATCCCCTTGGCTTGTAATCCTAATGGAATTATTATTCTCGTCCACTAACTGAATACACTCACCTCCCGCGGCAGGGGGTGCGTCGCTCATAATAATCCTCTTGTTTTCGGCGGTCTTTAATTTAATTTCGTTTATAAGTACGTCAGAGCGTTTATCGCTCATGGATATAACATGACCACAAGGATGTTTAAATACGTAAGAATCCGGTAAATCATTTGTACCGTAAGTATTCGCCGCGTTAGGAACCCCGTAAGTGGTTTGAACAAAGTCGGAGATAGGACCCGAATCGTCGTCCTTAACCTCAGTCCTACTTAACTGTTTTCCGTTAGGGTCTAACTGTCCAACGTAATACGGCTGGGTTCGTAAGGTATCACTTTGTTCTTGCCCGGCAGCGTACAAACAGCCCATCCAGAAATATTTGGTTGGCGGGTCATTGAAGGGTACTGAGCCGACCAGAACAGTGGCTCCTATTCCCGGTAGCGCGAAGAAGCCGTAACCACCACCTCCAATAGGAGATACATAATCACATGCCATTGGACCGTGAGCAAATGCTGGTGAATCAACTATCAATCTTCCAGAATGTTCTATATCTAGACACTGAGTGACTGTTCCGAATGCTAAAAAAGGTGTCTTGTCTGCTGTCTGTGTTGCTATCTCTTCTTGGATAGGGGTGTACTCCTTTCCAAAAGCTTTAACTTCCGATTTCGGTCCAAGAAAATCAGGCATTGTTTACCTCCAAACCTTTAGCAAGGTTGATAGTTCGTCTATGTGAATCAGAGCGGTGCATTCGTAATTTAGTTTTATACCCATCACCCGGGCTTATTGCATGTTCAATACCTATGATGCGGTACGGTCCACTTAACCAATGAGGTGTATTTGTAGAAAGCCTTGAATCGTATACCCTTAAAATAACATCTCTTTGTGTAAACTCAACAACGGGATTGTCAATTTCTGGTATACCAAGGGTTTCTATCTCTACTTGCCACATGGTCTGCTGCATAGCTTGAGTGAAGAAGAAGTTGGTGTCCATCATTTTTCTTTGTAATTCTCGTTGGTTGTCTTCCCCCAAACGCATATAGGTCGTTTGGAAATCTACTCTTCTGGTTATAATAGGGGTAGTATACGATTTAGTTACTGTCCCATAAGTATTGCGTGATGTCTTCAGATTAGAGCCTGCCTCGAACTCCATTTCTGGGAATAACATCTTTAAGGTGAAGGTGTCATTTACCAAAGCGGAAATTATCGTTAAGTCTTTAGCAGACTGCTGTCCCACTATCTTGGAAAGATTTCCGAAGCTATAAAATCCTACTAGTCCTGGAAGTAAAGCTAGTACGTCAGAATCGATATACATGTTAGACTCTATCTGTCCCGGTCTTCGGTTATACCTTTCAAATAACTCCTGAGTCTCGGCTAGGGTAAACCCTCCTTCAGTTACGTCTTCTGGGTGCTCGCGTAACCTATTAATACGAGCCTGTAATTCTTGACCTAGGAATCTATTGACTATACGTCCTTGTGCTGCGCCTGTATCAAAGTACTCGTTTATACTTCCAAAGTACCTGTTCATAAACGTAGCTTGGGAAATACCTAACAGCCATCTATACTCTCCCTCAAATTTGAGGTTGGTAACAATTGAATCTTTGGTAGCATAATCTAAATAGATGATTCCCTCCATCCCATCACCCTTGACGGCTATTTCAGGAAACGAATGAATGCGATTAATAAAGCGACCGGACCAGGAATTGAGGATATCGTCCGAAGCTACAAACAATAGGGTTCTGTTCTCTTTTACTAAAGCAGTTTTCTCCGTTGTCGTATAAGAGGGGAGAAGGTCTACACTCGATATAAAGTCATCTTGTTGAGATTTTGTCAATCTACTTAATTCGAAAACTATAATTTGAATTTTTGCAGCGGAATCTGCTAACCAGCTGTTAAGAGCATCCTTTATCTTTCCTAAAGCGATTGAGACATTAGGGGCTTCGCCCTCAGTTCCCAGAGAAAGAAAGCCATTTGTGGGTGGGGGTTCAGTAACCTTGACCTCTTTAGGTTTTTCTAGTGGGGGAGGTTCGGTCAACTCGTTGTATGCTTCGTCGCGAGGTCCTTTATCATTAAATATCTGGGTCGGTATTTTCGATAGGTAATCCCATGTTTCAGCCGTAGGTTCTAAATACAATTTCTGATTTTCAATTCTTTGCCAATTATCCAGGCTCCCGGCTGCCTTGGCCGAAGTTCCATACCCCAAACCGTATCCCCAATCAGCAGGGAATAACGCGCGGTACGACCCATCAACATGTTTTTCCGCTTCAGGGCAATACGTCTCTCTCCATGTAGCAAACTCGTTTCGAGTTCCTAGGATTGCAGAGGGCTCGTAACCCATCTCAGGAGTAGAGAAGAACGGTAGGAGTTCCATGGTCGATTTATCTATAACAGGATAAGTATTAGGGTGAAACGATTTATCTATCGGGGGTGGAAACTGTTTAAGGACAGTATAGTCCTGCGAAACGGTGTTGTCTACCGTACCTAAAGCGTTCTTATTTCTCCTATTAAGAACGTAGGAGGGAGCGTAGTAAGGCATGTACCTTCGAGTGCTTTGTAAGGTTTCTTCATCATACCGACCCATCTCAAATTGATAAGGGGTGCGTACATCAGTAAGTATTAAAGGGAAGGTAGTGTCTAGAGGGTTTCCTTCCATAGCACGGAGGTATATCTCCCGAGGAAACATTTTCAACAAGTCTCCGTAGGAGAATCGATAATCTTCCTCAAAGCTTTGGAAATAGTTCAGTTGACCTTCCTGAGCTCCCATTCGGAAGGGTTCCTTATACCGGTTAAGAGGAGGGTTTACTGGTCCTGGTCGTAACCATAACGGCGCTGCTTGATTGGACGAAGCTCTAACTTTTTCGTCGTGAGTCATGGCACGTAGTGCTCTAGGGGAATCGGACGGCGGTGATTTCTTTTCGGAGGTTATGGAGTAAATAGCACCGGATGGACTCGGCTCAAAAGGCAGAATTCCGTCAATGTCCGAGGCTGTAAGAATACTGTCTATTGCGTCTGAGTAAACGGTAGGTTTATCGCGCAGTAAAAAGGCTGTGTTGATAGGGTTTCCTGATGGTGTGGTGGTGTTTGGGTTGAACAGCCAAAAAGTTTGTATCGCCGCTTCGCCAGTATCTGTCTCCGAATTAAGGGCTACCGCACCATTTATATCGAAAAATTTAACCTCTTCGATACTATCCTCAAAAGTAAACACATCTCGCTCGTTGACGCTGTCATAACCTTGGTACTGAAAAACGTTGTCCAGCATAACCTCATCAAAATGAACTAGTATTGCATCTTCTATTTCGTAGAAGTCCTCGGGCGCTGTGCCGAAATTATACTCCTTAACATAAGTTCCGCTTCCGTTAATTTCAATATTTGTAACACCTGCAAGACTTTGTCCTATAATTTCTGGTGCATCTACAAAGTCTAAAATGGGCGGCCAAAAAGTTAATCTTTCTTCAGCTCGAACCTCTTCTGCAGAGCCGTGCTGCACGTTTTGGTACCCTCGTAGCTCTGGTTTAACTCCTCGGTCGGCGCCTGTGACGTAATCGAATAAGTTAATAGATATAGCTTCGTCGTACTGCTTTTCAGAGCGGTCCCAAGCGTCTTTACTGGACTCAATGCCATCGTCTAATTGTTTTGGAGCAACTACTCCATTTGTAAAGACTTCAAGATTCTGTTCAGCGTTAACTTCCCAGTGTAAACCTACTTGCTCAAAGAAAATTTTATAAGCTTGCAATTTAATAGCTTCTGTTACTTCTCCAGTCTTTTTTCTTTCTTTATCCCACTGTTTCATACTCGCGATAGGAGCATTTAGGTTTTGTTCAAACAGTGCTTTCATTCCAGGGTCATCTTTTAGTCTTTGATATACAGCATCCCAATCTTCTCTAGGTCTTGCCGCTTGTCCTGGGTCGTCCTCTCCTTGGGAGCTGACTTTGTCATCGGTGCCGCGAGTTGAGGATGAGGGAGGTCTGGCATTCGCGCCGAGCTCCGCTTGTGTAAGAAGCAGAGAACGTCCTTGGTTGAAAGCAGCCTCGGCTTTCTGTTGTGCAGTCTTAGCTAAAGACCTTTCCACACCAGCAACGTGAGTATCAATTTTATTTGCAAAAGACTTTTGAGCATCACTTGTATTCCCTAAATTAGAGATGACTTCTAGTTCGGGGTATACAGAAGCAAATCCTCCAAGAACTTCCATTAACATCTGAGAGACCAGTTTACCCTCAGGATTTGACGGGTCTTTCCATGGAACCATAGCAATATGCTCGCGCTTATTAAAAGTATTAGAGGTGCGCGTAAAAGTAAATAAATCTACTAACATGAGCTCTACTACTTTATCTTCATTAGCGTTCATGTGGTATTTTACGTCAGTTACACGACATTTGTGAATTTGTGATAACCCGTTTTCCTCTTCTGTACCATAACCCCATCTAATATAAGTGGTAGGTACTACATTTCGTGAACCGTCGCCAGTATTAAGGTAGTAATCATCTCGGTCGCCTGTAACACTATTTAAGTGCTCTCTTCTTTTCTCATCACTTATCCACCCATCCACAACCCCGTGCGCGGTTGGGTAAATCTGTTGGAAGAATTGTGCAAACTGATACTCTAATTCAGTCGTTGGGTTTAATAGCCTAATTTTGTACATAGACGTATTACTTCCATAAGCAAAGTTTACTTCAAATCTTTCTAAGGTACTTCTCATCCCCATAGGGTCGGACATACCGTAGAAGCCTGGCTCTAATAAAGTGGACCCAGAAGGTGCCGTTATTAAATCGTTCCTGTTAAATGACATAAAGACCTGAGCTACTTCATTTGCATTGTAGGCACGGGTATTCGTATTGGAAACTACTTCAGCGGCATCCGGACGGTCATTGAACTTAGGCATATTAAACTTGCGGGATTAGAATTTGGTTGCCCGCGGCTAGGTCTACTTCGTAATCATACGCACTATTTGCGGCTACTATCAACCACCATAAAAGTTCGTTTCCATAGGCAGCATAAGCAAGTAAGTCCGGACGGGCTTCCATTCCTACAGGTATAATAGCAACTTTACTATTGGTTGCGTCAGAAACATTTTGCATAAATTGTATATAATCTGTAGAACTTCCTATATCGGTTAAAGTTTTTCCTCTATGGGAAACAACCTTACCTGCAAAAATCTGGGCTCTGTCATTGTACATTGCCATAATTATTCTCCTCCCCCATCAACTAGAGGTACAGGTTCCGGGTTCGTCCTATTTCTAACTTGATTTTTAATCGATTGATAGTCGGTTGCTTCAGTGGAGATATGAGTACCTGCGTAATCTTCCATACCTCCTAAAGCCATAACAGTATCCCAGCCTGGAAGGTCACCAGTTACTGAAGGGTCTCCCCATAAGTTGCCATGCTGAGCACGGAATTCCTCGAGACTTAAAGATACTTTTAACCTTTGGGAAAATAAGGACTTAGGGTCATAACCTGCTTCCTCTATCGGCTGTATCCTGTAATCGGTTACGATGCACGGGACAAAGTTATACATTGTACCCCACTTCAACTCAACTATTGGAGGACCTTTTACTGGCATAGCGTTGGTTCCTATTACTGAACTGCGGATATGGTTAAGGGCGTATTGAAGGAGACCGAATATTTCTTGGTATCCCTTGGTAACAAACATTGTGTATACCAACCCTACATTGAACTGGGAATCTACTTTACCTGGGATAGGACCATAAGGACCTTCTGTACCGTCTGCAGCTCTTTCGTGCATCTGCGCGATTGCCTCTTTCATAGAATTGTAGTTTCCGTGGGAATTATCTGCTACCCCTACATCCCTACTTACAACATCTCGAACGTACCGTTTAATTGATTGCATTTCTTCGGTGGCGAAATCTCTTTCTTCTCCCGTGAACATTTGTAAAAGAAGGGAGGTAGGGCACATCATAGCCATGTGATAAATGCTGTAATGAATATCAACTTTAAACTTACGAGCCTCTGCTCCTGTGTAAAGTCTAATAGGTTCGTTGCGGAGGAAGATGTCCGTCTGCGCATATTTAGCGCGCCGACTCTCTACAATTAAAGGGTTCTCGTAGAAAGGAAGCCATCTTACTGCAGTGCTTTTGCTATGTTGGGTAGGTATTATAAATTGGCTCGCCCTCGTTTCACCTTTCACTCCATAAGCGTAATTGAAACGTAATCCGCCCCGACTTTCAATAGCCTGATTTACTTGAAAACGTCGTGTGG